CGTGACAGCATTGGAAACCACAGATGTACCTGAACCCGATGGACCGAACCCCGAGGTAAGTCCCGTACTTGACATGTTGACTTGCGAGGATGTGATGATTCCCTGTGTGCTGATTGGGCCATAGAGATACAGTTTCATGGTGAACGATAGGGTCATGATGGTGACCTTTCTCGTACCATAGTCTCCGTAACTTCCGTCATCTCCTTCCGAAAGCACGGCGTTCTTGAATACGACAGGAACAGATACCGCCTTGTCGGTTTGATTCATGTCAACCGTCACCGTGTATTCGGGTTGGAAATACGGGATGATCTGCTCAAAAATCTGCAATGCATCCTCGGTGTTCTTGGCAAGGATGCTCAAAGACAGTTCTAGGTTGTATGGAACTCTTTCGTATCTACGCAAGGCATTCGTTGCCGAATTGTAGATTACTGTTTGGTTCATGGCAGACAACTTTCGGGATGGATCGAAAGTGATGTTCTGCATCTCAAATGCAAGACGAGGCAGGTAGTTTTCCAACTTCACCTTGGCTTGGTCGAAGTCCGTGCCGATGCGCTCAAGGCGACGAATGAACTTCTGTCTTGGGCCGTAGGCAATGGGAACCTTGATTCGTTCCACTTCGACATTGTTTTCGTCGTACCTTGCGATGTACATATTGTTGAACAGATTCGCGAAGGTAACTACTGCCTTTCGGATGGTTCCATGGTAGAAATACCTGAACATTGCTTATGGCTCTCCGAAAGGATGCTTCTCGCTGAAATTGACGAAGGTGTCGGCCTCGTCCTGAATGGCCTCGTTGGTATGGTCGATGAGTTCTCCGAACTTCTCGTCCCCAACAACCATTCTGTAGTATGCTGTGTTGTCCGACTTGGTTACAAATCGATTTGTTCCTGTGAGACTCCAGCCGCCAACCGGATCCACAAGAACAAGGTTTGTCGGTTCTGACGCACTCCAAGCATATACGGTTGCTTTTGCAGCCGCCGTCGAAAAGACTCCCGAAGTCGTCCCACTCGCAGGCTGGTAAACGAGATCGCCTTTTGTAAAAGTTCCTGTTCCACCTGTTGCTCCTAGTGTGAGTTGAAGTTTGAAGGCGACTTCTTCGACTGCATCGATTGCCGGGATTCCGGTGTTCATCTTCTCCTCGCTGTATTGGAACAATTCACAAGTCATCTGGTACGAAAGAAGTTTGCCTAGTTGATAGAATGGGTTCTCATGCTCTACAAACTTGATCTCAAACAGACCTCTGTTCAAGGGCAGAAAAAGCAAATCACCCTCCATGGGTCTAGCCATCCCTGTCTCCCGCTTGAACCTCTTGCGGGAAACCGTGAACTTCACGCTGTCTCTCACTTCAAAGCCAAATTTCGTAAAGGTGTCTCCGCCTTCAAAGGCGGTTGTCGTATCCATGTACATCTCTATCATCTTGAATGATGCGAAGCGTGAATACGGCGCTTCGCCAAACAAATCGTCCTTGTGCAACATGGTTCTCGGGATGTAGTACATCTCGATGCCATGTATCTTGATGGCCTCAATAGTCAAGTCTTCGATGAGGTTTTGCTCAGGAAGATTGTTGAACTTGTTGAAGTATGGATTTAGTGCCATGTCATCCCATCATGAAATCAACAGGAAGTTCGTACTTCGCTATGATTTCCTTTTCGATTTCGTCCACTTCCTTCTGTGCCTCGTTCACGATGTCAACGCCACGAAGGGTGACATCACCGGGCAACTTGATTCCGCTGTACTTGCTCATGTTGATGCCCCATTGTCTCTTGATTAGAGATGTCAGGTATTTCTTGAGCATACGATCTTCGTATATCTCGGGGTATACACGGGGGTCAAGGATTCGATAGCATTCTATGATCAGATATCCACCCGGCTTGACGATCTTCCAATCCATGTGAATTTCAAGACGATTGGTAACACGGCTGAACTCCACTTGCTTGTCGGGAGACAGGAACATTCGCAGCAAGGACAGGTATTGCTGCGTTATGTCATACTGCACAAGATCGATGGTTCCGAATGTATAAAGATCGTTCAGGGCATACTGATAGCGAACATCGAACATGTCGATGGTCTGCTGCGAGATATGGAAAATTCGGGTGACGCTCGTAATCAGGTTGTCGATGGGAACGGTGCCGGACTGCCCTTCCTCGGTGATTGTCTGCAAACGATCATCGGCGGAAAGGCTCTCGGTGTTGTCGCTTTCGAGCAACAGGTACTTGCGGTCGATGTCTGCCTGAGTCAACTTGTACTTCAGGTAGACTCTTTCAACTTTATCAAAATGGTATTCCGACATGAAGCGCATGGCATCGTCCACACGGTCATCGATCTGCTCGTCATCAACATTGATCTGAACGACCGGCGAACCAAGTTGGCGCAGGCAATAATCCACAAGTTTCTGCCTAGTGTTTACTACAGCCATCGGAATCCTCCGATGCTATTTAGACTTTGAAATCGATGGGTCAGGTTTTAACAATCCACTTGTACGGTGGTTCCGACCGTATTGGCAGGAAGAACAGGTTAGGATCGTTGCATACCAATTCATGCTTGGCGTTTGGCGCACAGGACAGCCAAGAGAATTCCTTCTCCGATGTGACTACAATCATTCCATCCTTGCAGGACAGGACTTGCACGGTTCCATGCAAGGGGATGGTCAGAATTGTTCCTTCGGGGATGGACCCGTTATAGGAAAGCGAAAGCATGGAATGTGAACCAGTAATCACGGAAAGACGAATGCTTCCACGGAGACTTCTTGTGCTGTCAAACAATGCAGGATAGTGCTTGGCAGACACCAAGGAACCATTGCACTCAAGCCATCCCAAGGGAACGACATCAGACCATATTTGCATCATGGTTCCCGTGGGAACTCCCGCACCCACGCCCTCATGTGGAATGGAGAACATTCCTTTGCCCTCACCGATGCCGCGAATAAGAGGAAGATGTCCTTTGGTTGCCAAGGAACCATCATCCTGAAGATAATAAGTCTTGCCATTTTCAATAAAAGCAAGATGCACGATTCCATGATGCACAACATCAACTTCCGTGTTCATGGGCGGATGAATCCTTTCTACCACTCCGAGAATGGGGTCGCTGCTCTTTCTCCTGCCATATGGCCGCAAAACACCATCGCTTCCGACACAGACCACTATGCCGGAAGCGAAAGGTGCGGGCTTGCCCAAGGAAACCGTTGACCGAATGGAGTTGGTTTCCTTGGTGGAGGAGCCGATCAAATGACCGGGAAAGGAAGGCAAATCAGCCTCCGTTCATCAGTTCTTCGGTTGCAAACTTGAGGTTCATCTCGATTCTCTCCTTCTGATCGGGAGGGAACTTGTTGCTGTTGAGCAACTGAATCGAAGCCATTCGAGACTCCTTGAAATGACCTGTCCAGTAAGCGGCGATGGCGAACTCGTCAAGCAACATCCACTCGTAGATCGGGGCACCGATGAACAGGGCACCTTCGGGGCAACGGCACTTGAGTCCCTGCTTTGCGAAGGTATATGCCTGATCGAAACGGATGTTCATGCGGCAAAGACGGGCAGCGGCCCAAAGGCTCTCTGCACGATAGGGAGCCGCCTGATAGGCATTGAAGTACACCTTGATGATGTCATCGATGTTCTTGTTCAGAACTTCCATGATGCGTCCTGCCTGATAGAGCGAGTAGAATACTTCCTCGTTCCATCCGCCAAGTTCCGCCCGCTTCATGTAGGCAGCAAGAGCCTTCTCCCATTGCTGCGAGTCGCGATAGGACTGTGCAAGATAGAAGTGATAGCGGTTGAAGTCCTTGGGATCGACCTCACCCTTGAGTGCTTCCTCGAAAACCTCTGCATCTCGCTCGTACTTCTTCTCCATGCTTGAGCGATTGCCGTCCTGAATAGGGGTGTTCATGAAGCCACGGGCAAAGTCTCGGGTTTCGATTGGATCATGGCAATCGACATACTCATGAAGTACGCCACGGTAGTAGAAGTTCTTCTTGTTGCTCGTCATCTGCGGACGGTGATAGCGAGTCCCGCCGTAGAGTGCAAAGATGTTGTACAGGTCGGCGTTGAGTGTTTCCTTGAACTTGTCGGGATCAAAGCCGGGTTCAAAGACAAGAACCTCGTCGGCATCAATCATGTAGGAATAATCGGCCTTGTCCTTGGCCAGTTGAAGTGCCTCGCTGCGGTTATGCCCGAAGTTCTTCCACGGACGCTCGTACAGTTCGCCGGGGATGCCGACATTCTCAAAGAACTTCAGGATCTTCTCCTGCGTTCCGTCCGTGGAACCCGTGTCCACGATGACCCAATGGTCGATGATGGGAAGCACCGAAGCAAGGCAACGCTCAATCACCCGTGCTTCGTTCTTCACGATCATGCACAGCGTGACAGTCTTCGTCTTCTTGTTGGTGGTTGCGGGAGCCGTGGCGGAAACTACGGCGGAAGGTGTGGTCTGCTCAATCGTGATCGTCATTTTGAATCTCCATGTTTAACGGTCAGGTGTATTTAGCAATGATGTTGACTCATGCTATAAATGTTGCTGAATTTCTTTTCAAGTCCACTAGATGCCAAACCTTCGTCTAACGCCGTTGAAGTTTTGTCGGATTTCCGAAAGAGTCAATGCCCTGTTGTATATCCTAACTATAGGTAGATTCCCCCTACAACCAGAGTTAAGACCCTGATCGTATCCGCTACCCCAGTCATTTCCTATTGCAAGCAAAGTGTTCAAGTTGTCATAAACCAAAGAACCAGTAGTCGCCCAAGAAAAAACACTTTCTCCATTCATATAGATTTGCTGAGTAGAACCATTGTAAGTGTGTACAAAATGATAGTATCTATTTGTCGAAAGCGTAAAATTTATGGTTTGATAGTTTAAATTTATGCTCCCTTCTGGACCTCCAGGAT